TTGGTAGAACATAATACCGTTTTTACGAAACATAATAAACTCCAACTTGCACGAAATGAGAATACTTTTTACTTTTGTATTATGGCAGAAGTAAAACAAACAAAACAGGATAAAATAATTAAACGAAACGAACGTATTCGTGAACGCTTCGCTTATTATACAGACACAAAGCATTATAATAGCGATTATGCTTTGGGGTTGCTTGAAGAAGAATATATTGGGTCACTAGAAAGAGATACTATTTGGCTTATCATTAGAAAGACAGGTCATTATAAAAACTTATAATTATGAAAAAAATACTATTACTTTTATTGTTTCCAACCATTTTTTTTTCTCAGACTTCTTTAACTAATGACGATATTTATGCTGCTGTAGGAAATGAATATGAAACTTTGTTAACGAATATTGGAATAGATCGTGAAGGAGGTTTTGCAATCAATCATTTTTTACATAAAATGGGGTTTACACCAGATGAAAAGTTTACACAAAATAGCGAAAACTTTAAACAGAAATATATACAGCAAATTGTATCAGGGAATGCAAAGCCGACAGTAATATGGGTAAGCTATTTAAACAAGAAAGTTAAAGGATACAATTTCCCCATTACACAGAAAGTAGATATTTCAGGCGATACTGAGAACATCATTAAATTTTATGTAAATTTTTGGAGCCGTGCTATCAATTTTAAAGATACCAAGCCGGGAGAAACCGTTACTATACGATTTTTATCTGATGTTGCAGCTCTATCAGTAGGAACAAACGGGCAGTCAAAAATAGTTGTTACCTCGGCAAAAGACTATTATAAATAACCAAATGAATTAGAACTAACACATGAAAACATTTCTCTTAGCATTTTTATTATTTCCGCTCTTTTATTATTCACAGCAAGATACCAACGGGTGGTACTATGTAGGTACAGGAGTTGATGGTACAAAAAACTACATTAAAAATCTTGAAAGAAAGAACTCAGATACTTTTAGTGCATGGATAAAAATGGCTTTACCTTCGAAAAAAAATAAAAAAGGGATAACAGTTTCCAGAGGTTATTATTTACAATATTGGACAGCTTATTGCTATGATAACGAATATTCTGTTTCCGATACAACCTTATATAATTCTAAAGGGACACCTACTGATTCTTTTGATCGATCTGATGAAGGAATTAAAAAAGTAATCCCTGATTCCGTTGCTGAAGGAATTACCTCTGTGATGTGTGAAGCCGGAAAGATGCTACAAAATTAAATAATAAAATCAGATTTGATATTAACCTGCCTTTCCGGTAGGTTTTCTTTTGTCACATACTTCACAATTGGCTCAGCATCCACCTTTATCATTTTGTTGCAGTCAGCCTTCGTATCATCGGTAATAGTAACCTCATATTCATACACTGTAACGATCACATTATTATGATCCAAATCGTCTTCGTCTGCCACCTTTTTCAATTCACTGAATTTTGTACCGCTTAATCCTTCCAGTGCTGCGTCTACTTTTTCATTGAGGTCAAAAAATGCCAGTGCTAATTCCTGGTCAATACTTCCGGTATAGCTTTCTGCATAATTCTCACAAATTACACGCACACGAACGGTTCCTTTTCCCTCTTTAATTCCGTTTCCGATGTCAGACCAATCAAAACGCATAAACGCGATTAAAATGGCGGGTTTGGGTACCATTATAATGTTTTCCTTTTCAACCTGCCCACGGTCTTTATCAATGTAGATCAATTCCTCCACGCGCGATTCCAGATGGTCGGATATTTCTTTAAATACAACTGCTTTTATACTCATAATAGTATTTTTTTAAGTTCTGATATAATCATACGATCCAATGTTTTTTCAAGTGCTTTCGAGTCGCCAATAAATTTTCGCTGCGGAATATCAATATGGGTCTTTGTAGTGAGTGCAAGCCATTTCCAGTATTCTTTTCCAGATTCCTTATATTTTGCCCAGAAGAACCTGCGCATCTTTGGAGTAATCAAAATTTCTCCCCCTTCATTATGGATTTTCGCATAATGGTTATGATTTCCGATACCTACGACAACGCGAGATTCCGAAACCTGTATTTTTTTAATTTCTCTGCGTGTATTTCCAGAACGTACCATTGTAGTTCTTGCTCCGGGATACCCGCTTTTTTTCCATTTCTGAAAAGGAACATCCACGAAGCCGCCAACATTAAAATTTCTTTTAAAGAAGTTCACCATTGTAATGGCGGCTTTCTGCGGAATGGTTCTTTTAAAATTCCTGTATTTTGCACGGAGCCTGTCAAACTCCTGGGCATTATTCTCTCTACGCATTGGCTCTAATTTCTATATCGGCAATCATTTCATTAAATATCTGCTCCAGTATTTTTTTGATCTCCTGTGGATTTTCTTTGATGTTTGTGGTCTTAATGGTCAATTCCTTAACAAAGGACTGGATATTAAAGATCATTTTTTTACCGTCTCCCCCGGTTCCGGTTCCTGATAAGGCATTTTTGGTTTTATCCTTTTTACCCTTTATATTTCCTCCGGCCTGCGAATCCAAAGCGGTCGCAGGTTTTCCACCCGGAGTAGCTAACCCGGACGATGGTGGAATACCGGCAGGAGTTATTACCTTATTTTGGGTGGTGATTTTAACCGCTTTTTGAACCGGTTTTTCCAGCTCTTTGTTCCATCCCTCATAAGCCCCTTTTACAATATTGGGAACTAATTTTGCGGTATCTTTTACGGCTCCGAAACCTTTTGATAATGCTGATCTTATTTTATCTGTATCAAGGGTAAAAATGCCTACGAGTAAATCACCCACACCGCCCAAAATATTAACAGCCATATCTTTAATGCTTTTAAATACGGAATGAACCACTCCCACCAAAGCATTTAATAAACGCTGTACCCATACCGTTTTTTTACCCCATTCTAATACGGCATTAATAACACCTAATATGGCATCTACGGCTTTAAAAACAACTCCGATCACGACTCCCAGTATTTCACCGGCATAGCTCACTGCCGGGGCTATGAGTTCCCAAACCCAAGTTAAAATTCCGATGATATTAGAAAGGAACTGCGCCATATTCCCTGATTCATACATGGCCATACTATTTTCTATCAAGGCTTTGCGGACATAGTTAAACGCAGATTCAACCCCTCCAATAATTTTAAAAAGCAGTTCCAGAAGCGGGGTTAAAAACCGGATCACTCCGGAGATACCTTCCATAGCCAATTTTGCAAAATTGGTATCCCCAGAAAGCTTTATAAAACCGTTATTTTTGATCGCGTCAATAATCGGCTGAAAAGCTTCCGCTACTGCTGAAAGAGCTTTTTTAACCGGCTGGGTATAATTCATCATATCAGAGAGGAACCCAAAGAGAAAATTTCCGGCATCCAATACTCCTATAATCAGCGGGCGGAATGCTTCCCCGGTTTTCAGTTTAAACTGCATTAACGCATTTTCCTGTCTGTTAATCGCCGACTGCATTGAGTTCATTGCTGCGGGTAAACCACCCTCAAAAGTATTTTTTAATTCTTTTGAAAACTTAGGGAGAAAATCCTCTGCCATAATCTTACCACTGTCTAACATTTCATTGAACTGTGCCTGAGTCATTCCCATAGAACGAGCGGCAATTCCGAGCGCACCCGGAATTCGTTCTCCCAACTGCCCCCTGAGTTCTTCAGCAGAAACTTTGCCCTTGGAAGCCATTTGTGAAAGGGCCAAAAATGCTCCTTCACTTTGCTCAGCCGATAGGTTCATCACCGAGGCAGCAATTCCGACAGCCTCAAAAATATCCCTTGTGGCCTGTCCTTCCAGGGCGGTTCCTTTTAGCGATCCGGTTAAGGTCTGAAATCCTTTATATGAGGATTCCATATTGAGGTTAAGGTCTTTTATCGTGGTATCCAAAAATGCCATGTTTTTTGCTCCCTCTTGACCGGAGGCAAAGACAATGGCGTTTTCCATTCCCTCGAATTTGGAGGTAATGCCGGTGATCTCTTTTCCAAAACTGATCACCGCTCCCACAGACAATGCGGCAAGAATGGCGACTCCCGCTGTCTTGGCATAAGTGGCAATGCTGCCGAATACACTTTGTCCGGTATTTCTTAACCTCCCAATACCACTATTAGTAGTATTGACCGCATTATCCAAACTCCGTGTTTCATCTCGTGCGCGACTAATGCCACTCGAAAAGGAGCGGTCAATTAAATCTAAAGCATATTGTAAACCGTTCATTGTTCTTTTATTTTTTTGGGATATTCACAAGCAAACCTTTACGTGCCGTATCTGCATCTGCGATAAGGGTATAATCAGTAACTTTTACTGATTCGGTGGTCACTTTAAAAGCTCCATCCTTATAAAACCTTATAAATACCGACTGTGGCATTTTACCGGAATCACTCCAATACACCTCGTCCGGACTTATTAAAGTTTCCCTGATCTGGGTAAATAGCATGTCATCTAATTTTGAAGCTTCGGCATCAATCCAGACCGGTAGATTTTCAGAGGTAATAATTCTCGCCATGCCGGTTTTATCAATATGGCTTCTAATAGTAACCGCTTTTTTGGGGTAAGCGTTTTTTTTAACTTTTGCCCACTCTGAAAGTCCATAATCGGTAATTCCCAAATCACTCACATCGATAGGTGTAGAATCCTGAGACAATTTTCTAAGGTAGCTTTGCGCGTGGGTAAAGATTTCGTCACTATCACCCCAGTTGACATCAAAGCCCTGTTTTTGCATCCTTTCCCATCCATCCGGATCAGTTTTTATGGCCTCTTCAAAACTTGTAATTTCCCCGTCGTAATCATCAAAAATATCCTCTGCATCGGTGCGGCATTTCCAATGTAAAGGAGGGAGAAATTTCCATGAACTCTGATCTCTTTTATCAAAGACCTTTCCGTCCATACTTCGGCAAATAACAGTCGTTCCGTTATCTATAATGGCGTTTAATCTCCAATAAGGAGCAATTTCTATATCATCCATCATCTCCATGTATCGCGCTGCCATATTGGAGGTGGCATTGGCATGATCCCATTCTGTTTTCAGATACAATTCTTTATAGTTTGGAAATACAGCTTTTGCCTTATTTCGGAAATCATTAAAACTTTTTACTTCCGGATGCTTCAACATTTCATTAAGTTCATTAACCTCCGCCTGTGTTTTGTCTACTCCGAACCGGTGTATATTATTCATCCAAGCCCTCATCCTACGGTGATCGGTACTGTCAAAATCAAAATCCATTTTTCCAAAGCCTTGTTTTATGGCATTCAATAAAGAGGTATGAGATTCTCTAAATTCGTTGTAGCTCCAATTAATAGCTCCGGGATTTTCATACAGTTGGCGAAGAAAATTTTCTTCCTGCATAGTGATATCCCTACCATTAAAAGGAGCGGCTGATTTTCCTCCGGATAAGCCCTCAAGCTGGGCTGGGGTTCCAAACCCCTGAGGCAATTTAAAATTTCTATACCTATTTTCTGGAATGGGTTGCAATGATTCACCACCGGAGACTTCTCCAACAATTTCAACGTCCAACTCGGTTTCAATCTGTTCCTTTTTGATTTTATACCCCAGATCTTTCACCCCTTTAAAAATTTCAAGCCTTTCCTTGGGAGTCAACTTTTCATTATCATTCCAGATACAGGTATCACTTTCATCAAAAGGATAACCCAAACCACGAAGCCAGGGCAGCACATCATCATTGATAAAAAACATGACAAAGGTTTCATCATCCATTGTGATGAGCTTTTGAGTTCCATTAATGATTTCTCCTGTTTTAGCCCGGCTCCCGGTATCCTTTGCTGTTTCGGAATTCCCGTCAAAAAGGTTGGCAAGTTCTTCATTACAAGCTTTCCTTTTTTCGTTAAATACATTAAAGCTATCCCGGCTGTTGGACTCTTTAATATCGATTTCCACCCCCTCCGGGAATCTTGCCCACCCGGCAGAACCCAAATCCTTTAACCATTTATCTACTTCCTTTTTTACACGCGGATCAGTAGAAGCCACCTTTGCCGTACGCATCGGAATTCCGAACATCTCCTCAAATTCATCCCAATTCTGCCATGAATGTTTTTTAAAAATCCATAGCGGGATTGCTTTATTTAAAAGGCCGATTGAATGTTCATGACTCACCCACAACATCCATTTTTTGAAATCACCTTCCCTGAAGTTCTCGCCCTGCATATCATAAGGATTGATTAATATTTCTGTCGTTTCCGGTACAATGTGGTCCCGGTACACAAAAGACAAATTTTTGATAAATCCGTTTTCGTCCAACTCCTTCGGATACATAAGTGTATAACTGAAATAGATACTGTCAAGGGTATATTTGATCAGGTTCTTAAACCAAAGCTTTTGCAGGAGTTTGGTCTTTTCTTCATTAATCTCTCCATTCTTATCAATTATGGCAGCCGTTTTATTAGAAACCCTGAGTTTTCGGGTCTCACTGCGCCCATAAATAAAAGGATCGTCCAGAACTTCCTCCATAATATCAATGAGCATCTTGCGGCGGGGAATTATCGGATCAAGAGCTATGGCTCTAGCCATTTTCCAATCCCTTATTTCTTTGTTGTATAAAGTCCGCTGACGCTTAATCGCATCCACCATCTGGGTGACGGCTCTTTCATAATCTTTATCTTTACCGCCGCTAAAAGCGTTGTGTAAAAAATCAGTGACCGTTTGTATTTTAAATTTCATGTAAAGAGTATTTAAAAAGTAATTAATAGCGCTCAGAATATTTCGGATTGCTTCCAAATTCGATTACCTGATTTCCGGTTCCTTCATTACCTTCTCCTTCGTCAGGCTTTTCCGGCAAGTCCGGAGAAATTTCTCCTTTGGCAACGGCTTTGAGCCAATCTTTGGCAGCATTGTAACGGATAATTCTAAGTTCAGGAATAAGATCTCCGGAAGAATTGGCGTGCAGGTGATAAATGGCAATATCAACCATATATTGAATAATAAGTGCATTTCTATCGGCTCCAGTAACGGAAAAAATCTTTGCTACATCATACCGTTGTCTCAGGTAGCTTTCCATTTCTGCCTGAGCGGCAAGCTCGGCTTGGTGCTGAACATCTTCTTTCCTTTGGATAATAATCTGTTTAATCCAGTTGCGGATCTGTACTTCGTAGTCTGTATCAGTTAAAAAAGGCATATTGTAAATTTTTAATAAGTGTTGTCTTCATTTCTTTCATGTCTTCCCATACCTAGGGAATCTTCGTTCCAGTCTTCAGAATCAGAAATAACAAACTGATCCAGAAAAAACCACGCACCTTCGTCAGCATCAGGAGCGTCATCTGCGGTATTATATCCCGGTTCTATTCCTTTGACTTGTAAATTTCCCTCTACCATATCCGGATCGTTTTCATCTTCCACGTTATACACCACGTTACCGGAGGAATATTCCGGTTCCATTCTGACCATACGGGTATATTTATTGGGTTTTTGTCTTTCGTCTGTCAGGACACTAAGCGGGTATTTGTATCTTTTACAGGCACGTCTGAGCGCTTTTTTAACGGGTCGGGTATAAAATTGTTTTTCCATATACCAGATGATCCCTACTCCGGGAGGCAGGTTTTTCTCCACCTTAATCATCCACTCAAAAACGTCTTCTAGTTCGCAGCGTCGAGTGAATCTTTTAATGCAGTAACGTTTGAATTTGTCCTGCCCCCAGATTGATACCGCTTTAAAATCTGAAGTCTGGTTGTTTTCAAAACTTGGATCAAAATAACCGATGATAATATCCATTTTAGCCAGATGCGGAAGCTTGGCAAAACGGAAGTATTTATTTTTAAAGATTTTCCCTTCAATATCCGTTTCGTGAAAAAATTCCTGCTTAGCAAGAACAGGTCCTGCTTTGGCAATTTTCCGCAGAAGTTCCTGTAATGAATACCGCTGCCACCAAGCCGGCTTTCCGTTTTCAATGGCTTTAACTTTGGAATGGTAAATGCCTTCTCTCTTCTTTGCCCCCGGTTTAGTATCTCCTACAATATTGGCAAGGATTGAATTATGATGGATACGGTTCCCGCCCATAGCGAAACGTGCCCCTTTGATACTGAGGGCAAAATACATGGCTCCCAAAATTTTTTTGACCACTTTATCCACCCTTTTGGGGTTGTGTACGATATCATCATCGTCCACGTCGTCAACCACGCCATAATTGGGACGTTTTTCGTTTTCCCTTGCTCCACGCGGAGACTGATCACGGCCAAACCCCAGAAAGCGAATCCCGCCTTTTGTCGTGAAATCTCCGTCCTCCCATGATCCGAAATTATATTGCTCTCCGAAGTCATGGGCAAAGAGTTTATTGTGTTGCAGCTGCGCCTGAAGATCGGATAACAGGTTACAGGCATCGTCCTCATTTTTCCCCATCAAAAGCATACCAGTTAACTGCCTGTGAGCAATGAGCCACATCGGGATAATAATAGTCAGGTGAACCGATTTTGCGTGTTCCCTGGGCCATTCTGCAACCCCGAAAAAATTTGGATCAGCAAGGCATTCGTTCGCGTATTCAATATGAAAATCTGCGCAGTCCGCATCAGCGTACAATTCAAAATAGGTTTTAACGAAATAATCATAGTCCGTTAACGCTCTTTTAATTCTTAATTTTTGCGTTTCTTCGGTATCATTAAATGCAAAGGCGGCACTGTTCTGAACCTGCGAACAGAACTCTAACCATTCGTTATAATCCCTTTTTGTAATCGTTAATGTCGACATTATTTTTCCCCGATTTTATAATCCACATATTTTTTTTGCAGCAGGTTAATTTCCTTTGCAAGACCCGCGTTCTGAGTGAAAGCGTATGTTATAAAATCCTTAAATACATTAATGATCTGACTGACCGTTACTTTTTTGTTCGACAGCTTTTCAATACTGTTAGCGATCTGGATGATGTCATTAGGTTTGCTTTTCGGATCCTCACTTAAGGCGTGGGCCTTTTTATATAGGTTTTCAATAATCTTACGGGCCGTTACTGTGGATGCGCTTTTAAGCAAGTCCCATTCTCCTTCTGCTTTCCATTTTCCCAAAGTTTTTTCAGTGACGTGCGCTATTTGTGCGATTTCTTTCTGTGTTTTGTCCGTATCCAGATAGAGATCCTGAGCAATGGCATATTTTTCGTCATTCGTCAGCTTTTTCTTTTCGTTCATAACTTATATATATGAAGCAAAATTGCTTTATATAAAGGCCTTACAGAAGATGGATGTTAGGGACTATATAAAAAAACATAACCACTAAATGAAAATATTCAGCCCCTAATGGATGGCTTTTTTCCAGGTGTTTTTAAACTAATCTTTGTCTTATCTAAATCAAAGAAATGTCTAAAAAACTTTTTCATTATGAACTCAAAAATCAGGTTTCTGGCGGCGCTGAAATCAGAATGTATGGCTACATCGGAAAATATGATGAGTTTGACTATAAAAGGTTCCAACAGGTTTTTAGGGATGCATTGCAAGCTCATAATGACTTAACCATCAGAATGCACTGCGGAGGAGGATCTGTTTACGAAGGACTTGCTATTTATGACCTGATTTTGGGTTCAGAAGGACATACGAAAATCATTGTAGAAGGAATGGCAGCATCAATGGGCGGGGTAATCGCCCTTGCCGGGGATGAAATAGAAATGAACGATAACGCCTTCTTTATGATGCATGCTGTAACAGCAGGATGTTTCGGAAATAAAAATGATTTTAAAAATGGGATTCAGCAGATTGAAAGCTGCGAAGAGAGGCTCGGAAAAATCTTTGGTGAAAGAACAAAAGCGGACGCACTGACCATTAAAAACTGGTTTGATTCCGGGCAGGATCACTGGCTCAGCTCCGATAAATGTTTAGAACTGGGAATTTGTGATACTGTAATAAAACCCACCAAAAAAAGAAAGAATCAAGAGAACATAGAAAGCATCTTCAATAAAACCCCGGAAGAAGCCTTTGAATGCTTTAACCTGTACCCCAATCCCTCAGAGGATAATAATATTAATCAACATACTGAAATGAAAAAGGAAGCAATTTTGGCTGCTTTAGTTGCGGCAGGATTGGCGGGAAAATTAACCGCATCGTCTTCGGATAAAGAATTTGAAGAGCGTCTGGAAGATATTCTCGGAAAGGCAAAAAGAACCGACACGCTCGAAAATGAGCTAAAGGAATTTAAGGTTTCACAGGCGGAATTCCTTATTTCCGGAGCATTAAGGGCCGGAAAGATTACGAACGCTGAAAAGGACGAATGGAAAAACGACGCCATTGAGAATTATGGATTGGTGGCAAAGTCACTTGAAAGAATGTCGGGGAAACCTGATCCCAACGCCGGGTTGGAAAGATTAAAACCTGTGGTGGACGGAGATAAGCACGAACTGTTAAACGGACGTGAAAAATGGACATTCTCTCAGTGGCAGGAAAAAGATCCGAAAGGATTGGAAAGGCTTAATGAAGAAGCCCAAGAAGAATTTGAAAAATTGTTTAACGCTGAATTTGAAGATTAAAAATGGCAGAATTAATAGACGGGTTATACCTGAACAAATTTGTAGCTCCACAATTACTGAAGGAATTCAGAAACTACAATGATAAATTTTTGATAGCACTGGAACCGGCACCGGAGGGAGCAAAAACCGCGGACGGTCTTCGTCAGAATAAACTGATTAATAATGTTGGCTTTTATGTCAACAATACGGTCCCTTTTACCGCAAAATCAATGACGGGTAAAAACGGCGTTATTCCTTGGGATAAACTGGATACTGATCCGACGAAAGTTAGCGATGCTGAAATTAGAGCATTGGCATTTGATAAAAGATCTGAAGTCCGTGTTAAGCATTCTCAGGGGTTCAGGATCGGGGTACGTGATTATGTTTTAAATAAACTGGCACCTACTCAGCATGTTTCCGGAGCTATGCCGGTATTAAGAACCAGTGGGGCGATATTTAACGGCAGAAAAAGACTGACGTTTCAGGATTTAATCAATTTTTACAATGAAATCGAAGTGTTGAACCTGATTGATGACGACACTTCAGAATCTCCAAACTTCTGGAATATGATCTTAAACGCGGACCATCGCTCGGATCTTAAAATTGATAAGGCAGGAACCGCTAATCATAGGGATAATCTGGAATTTGACAAAGATACCGGGGAATTCAAAAGATTCTATAAAATGAGGATGTGGGAAAATAATGCGGCTCCTCTGTATTCAGCTACCGGGGAACTTAAGGCGAGGGGATCAATACGGGAAGCTGGAGATCAATATGCCTCAACATTTTTCTATACACCCAATACAGTGTATCATCTGGAGAAACTAAAAATTCTTTATAAACCCGAATATCAGGACACAGTAAATGCAGATCCGGAGTCTGAGTTTAGATTACAGGGCTATGGGCTTTGTGATAAAAAGCAGCAATATGGTTTTGGGGCAGTTATTTCTGAAAATGCTTAAAAAATATACACAATGAAATTATCTATAAAAGCTTTAGAAATTGCAGCCTCGCAAATCGGAAAGCAGGAAAACCCTCCGGGTTCCAACTGGGGAGAACCAGTTAAAAGCTACCTCTCCAGTGTAAAAATCAACTTTCCTGCAGCTTGGTGCATGGCCTTTGTATACTGGTGTTTTGCTAAGGCTTCTCAATCAATGAATATTCATAATACGGCCATTAAAACAGGGAGTGTTATAAATGCATGGAATAAATCCGGCCCACATATAAAATCCTCTGTTCCCCTGATCGGGTCTGTGTTTATCATGGATTTTGGTAAAGGGAAAGGGCATACCGGCCTCGTTGAGAATTTCGACGAAGAATTTATTTATACCATAGAAGGAAATACCAATGATGCCGGTAGCCGTGAGGGGATTAAAGTGTGCAGAAGAAAACGTTCAAGAAACACTATTAAAGGGTATTTGAACTATTAAAATGAAATCTTTTTTAACTCTATATCTATTTTATTTTGTCTGGCTCAGTCGGTTTCCTGTGGAAGCAGGAAACCACTACAGCCGGAAAATAATCACTAACGAATTTAAAAATTCACTTTATGTCTAATAAAAAGAAATTTCAGGAAAAAGCCAATGCTCTTTTTGAAAGATACCCTGAGACCAATAAAATTTTTATTTCAGAAAATGGGCAGTGTTTCTTTGAAGAAAAGGCTGCTAAAGATTACCACGATTTAAGAGGGTTTGAAAATGAGCCTGAAGTCTTTTTTCGTGAAGGGACCCAGGATGAGGATGATTCGGATGTACAGGAGGCTCTGCATCATTCTGAAGTGGCACGAAAAACCTTAGAAGGAATCATCGAAGATGTGATGGAAGTTTGTGATCTTGACCATGATTATGAACCGGCCAACGCTGACACGGACAAAACTGTTACCGCTGTTATTTCACTTCGTGAAAAATACGCTGAAAAAGACCGCCTGCTTACCGAAATGGGTGCCGATCTGGAGAAGCTTTCCAATGTTGCAACAGAAAATGAAAATCTGAAGCAACAACTGGAAGCCGCGAATAAACAACTTGAAGAACTGAATAAAACACTAACTGTTAAAACCAAGAAAGATGCGTCCCAGACTGATAGTACAAAAGCTTAACGGCGGGCTTGGGAGAAGAAATCCCTCCGCCGACATGGTAACTGGCAGCGTGATGAATGCCATAGCCACTTCTGAAATGGTACTAGGAAATATTTACACCTTAAAAAGTATTCAGGAGGTTGAATCATTAGGAATTACCGCAGAATATGATACGGACAAAAAACTGCTTGTATATGAAAGGCTAAGACGCTTTTTTATACATAATCCATCCATTACAGTACATTTTATGCCCGTTGCTCAGGGAGTTACCCTAACTCAGATGGTGGATAAAGACAATAATTATTTAGCCAAACTATTAAGGGAAAAAGCCGGAGAAATTGTGCAGGCTTCTGTTTCATTAAATCCGGTCTCAGATTATACGCCAACCATAGAAGCGGGACTCGATAAAGACAGTATTAATGCCATTTATAAAGCACAGGCTCTGGCCGATTCCCAGTGGACAAAAGACCGCTACTGTGAAATTTATATTGAAGGCAGAAGCTATTCAGGAACATCGGCTGCAGCCCTTAATTTAAGAATGCTTGTAAGTGAATGCCCGGATGTTTCCGTGGTGATTGGTGCAGATTACGAGGTTTCAAGCCGTGATGATGTATACAAAGGATATGCAGCCGTTGAAGATTATACAGCAATGGTTTCTAAGGCGGATGTTTCGCAGAATGCGGGGGAACAAATAGGTGATTTTAACCTAACCAACGTTGATGCGAAAACCTTTATTATTCCCGGACTTAGTTCCGGCAATAAGCTGAGTGACTATTCTGATATTGATTTGGACAACCTGGATGAAAAAGGCTACATCTATTTTGCTCCTATTGTTAATCTGGGCGGGATTTCTTCAACAGCAGGAATCTATATAGGTGATACTCACACCTGTTGTAAAATTACTTCAGATTTTGCCTATGGGGAAAATAACCGAACCATAAAAAAGGCGATCAAACTCGCTAAGGCAGCTTTAACCCCAAAAGTGAAAGGACGTTTATACGTTGATGAAAATACGGGCTTTATGGCTCCGGAAACGGTTAAGGACTTAGAAACCATTACAAAGGTTTCTCTTGATCCGATGGTGGCAAATGGCGATATAAGCGGCGGTGTGGATGCGTACATCAACCCGGAGCAAAATGTACTGGCAACGAGTGAATTTATAGTGTTATTAACCTTTATTCCTGTAGCCATCGGCAGAAGGATTACCCTAAAAGTGGGATTCAGAAACCCTTTAAATACTCAATAAAAATGGTTACTCAGACAAGAATTAATGGAAAATACAGGAACTATGGGAATGTCCGTATTACCGCCTTGGGGGCGACCTTCATGGGCGTTACCAAAATAGAATACAAAAGAACCGATGCTATTGATCCAGTAAAGGTTGTGGGAACGACCAAATCAGTTGGATATACCCAAGGGGATGAAGTCTGTGAAGGAAGTATCGGTCTTTTGAGTGAAACGGTGGACGCCATTCAGGCGAAGCTACCTAAAGGAAAAACCTTGCAGGATATCCCGCCCTTTCCGATAACGGTTTCTTATGTGGATGATATGGGCTTACAAGTCTGTCATGTCCTTTACGGCTGTAAGTTCAAGGAAAACGGAAGATCTGCTGAGGCGGGAAGCAACAATGCTATCGTTGTAGAAAGCCCGTTATATATTCATGATATAGACTTTGCAGCCTAATGAGCCGGCAGGAACTAAGGGACCAATGCAAAGAAATGGGCATCCCCTTCACAGTAAAGAACACCAACAACGAACTCAGTCATAAAATACAATTAAAAAAAATGTCAATGGAAACAAAAGAAGGTAATATCACCATAGAGCAGATCACGGAGTGGAAGAAAAAGTTTAAAACGGATAAGCTTCACAAGCTGACGGTAAAAGATAAAGATGGAAACCCTATTGTTGGTTATCTGAAACCTCCGGGAAGGGAGATCAAAGCCACCGCGCTTTCCATGTATTCACAAAATAAAATTTTAGAATGTGGGGAGTTTATCCGGGATAACTGCTGGCTTGGTGGTGATGAAAGATTAAAAATGAGTGGTGACATTGCTGATACAGCGGCGATTCAGGCTTCGGGAATTATCAAATTTTTAGAAGCTGAACTGGGGGAAGTTTAGGGCTTCCGATTAATAAGGAGGCCGGATTTGATTTCATTCGTAAAGTAGGTGCCCTATTAAGCTATCATTTTAAAATACCTTCCCCGGAAGAACTGGACGACCATACTTTCTGGAATAAATGGGAGCAGCTGAAATGGGTACTGTTTTTTGAAAACAAAAGAGCTAACGCAAAAGAAGGAGAAAATGTCGAGTTATAATATTAACGTTAAAGAACTTATGGGAAGACACTTTCCTTTTAAACTGGGTTTTGCAACACAGACCGTTGCAGAGACTCTGTTTAACAGGTTTGATGATATACAGGTACTGCCCACCCATAATGAATCTGCTAAAATTTCAGTGATGGGAACACCAGTCTGGGATTTTATAGACTTAAAACCTTCTTATGTTGAAGGAACTCGTGAACAGTTCACAGGATACTCTTTTCCTCTTGAAACTACCATTGAACCTATAAGACCTAAAAAGATTGTGGAGACTGATATTTTCGGACGCGATGGAAACATAGAGGAACTCATTGCATTGGATGACTGGCAGCTTACCATTAGAGGGCTTATTATCAATTATGACAGCACCGATTACCCGGAGCAGCAGGTTAAGGAATTACAAAGGGTTTGTGAACTTAAAACTTCATTACTGGAGTGTGAAGGAACCTTATTAACGATGCTTGGTATTAATTATATGAGCATTCACAAACTCGTATTAACGCCTTCTATTGGTTACTCACATATTCAGGCTTTTGAAATTGAGGCAAAAAGTAAAATTCCCTTTATAATCTCTCCATAATGGTACCCTGTATTGAAATACTGATCGGAAAATTAAAGTTCACGGCAGTAACGGAAGTTAATATTAAAAAAAGCTGGAGAACTTTTACTGATACGGCAACAATTAAACTTCCGAAATCCATCTATTATTATGACGTTAACGGAATTTTAAAACCGGTGGAACATCTCGGAAAATTTATAAAAGTTGGTGCTAAAGTAGAAATCAAACTGGGATATAACCGCCAGTTATTTACTGAATTTACCGGCTATGTGGCAAGATCACCACGGGTTAATATTCCTTATGAACTCTACTGTGAGGATGAAATGTGGCAGCTTAAAAGAAAAGAAACTAGTGTGTCGATTGAAAATGCAACGGTACAACAGATTATTCAGGCTGTAGCTCCGGGGTATGAATTGGACTGTATCGATGAAATCTACGGTGATTTTTCAATGAAACAAACCACTGCCGTTAAGGTATTTAATGAACTTCAGGAGAAAGCAGGCATTTATACATTTTTCAGGGATGGGCGCTTAGTGTGTGGTAAAGTCTATTCTGATGAGAAAGTTTCAAAAACTCAACCGGTTTTCGAGTACTGCGAGAATATTATTGATCACAACCTTCAATATATTTTTCCAGATGAGGCAAAGGTGAAACTGTATGTAAAGTCTAAAAATAAAGACGGTAGCTATACACAGGTTGATGTTGGAGAAGACGGTGGAGATATTGAACACTGGGAAGTACCTGCAATGGATATGAAGGAAAAGGAATTAAAAGCAATGGGTGAAAATCGTCTTAAAAATATTAAAAGATTCGGCGGATATAAAGGTACAATAACCTCTTTCGGTTGGCCGCGTGTAGAACATGGACAAGTAGTAAAAGTATTAGATAAAAAATACGAAGAAAGGAACACCAAAAATTTCGTTGATGAAATCGAAATTAATATTACTGCAAATGGGGGTTACAGGAGAACAATTGACATAGGAAAAACATACAGGGATGGAGAGTTTAAAACAATTACTTAACCGATTTCCAGTGGTATTAGATACGGCAAAAGTTGTTGCTATAACTAATGATAAATGCCATGTTGTAAGTCTTACTACGGGGAATGATTTTAGAAAATGCTCAATCAATTCAATCATTGAAAACAAGCATAATAAATTATTGGTTTATCCCAAAATAAGCAGTGTTGTTATAATCGGTATTTATTCTACCAATAATAAGGCCGTTATCCTATCCGCAAGTGAGGTTGAAAAAATTTACTTCAGAAACGAAAAATCAGAGTTCACGTTTGATGGCTCCGGCTTTCAGTTTAATCGGGATGGAGAAAACCTGAAAGAAGTCCTTAACGGGTTTCAGGATGGATTCGGAAAATTATGTGATGAGTTGGCAAAAGTGGTAGTTTCTATTGGAGTAACCCCTGACGTTCCGGCAATCATGCAGATCAAAAATGAGATTGTAAACATCAATAAACAGGCATTAAATAAAATTTTAACTTAAAAAACATGATTGATATACTTCTGAATAATGACAACGATATTTCCATTGTAAACGGTGATTTTCAGATTGGAGAATCAGAGCAGCAGGAAATTGAAAGTATACTTATTGCCTTTAAAGGAGAATTTAAAAATACTCCGCTTTTGGGTGCCGAAGTTCCCAGAATGTTAAAGGCTAGAAATACCAGGCAAGGGATTACCCGTGAGATTAACGAGCAATTAAAATATGATGGTTTTAGCCGTATTGATTTCAAAATTGAAGATGCTGAAAATTTCACCATAAACGCCCAAAGAGATGCCCCTTAATAAACCACAATTAATAAACAGGCTTAAAGCTATTTTAAGTAAACCTAAAACGACAGGCAACGTTGACACAGCAGCTCAGGAACTGGCAGATGCTTTTGAGGAATTTGTCAGAAGTGGTACGGTTACAGGAGTTTGTAGTGGTGCGGGAGGGCCTTTAACACAAGGAAAGGTAACGTAATGGAAGAAATTATTTTAACTCATCAGTCTATTCTGGATATTGCCATACAGCATACCGGAACCGTTGAGAATTGTTTTGCCATCGCCGTATCCAATGGTTTTTCGGTTTCCGATATATTGTCCGCCGGATCACTTGCTGAGATTCCTGAGGATATTTTAAAGAATACCGATGTCCTGAATGAGTACTATGCTAAGAAAATACAGCCCGCGACGGGCTTTACAACAGGAGAAAATAGTGAAATACCAACATTAAAAGGTATCGGATATATGCAGATTGAAAACGGATTTAAAGTAAGTTAAGATGAATAATACACTTCAGGAATTAATCGGACTAATCCTATCAATAAAAGAAGCTAACCCTTTTTTAAAGGTGCTTACTTCTACATCAAAGTCAGCGGTTTGGCGTAACATTCTGGAAACTGTGGCTTTTATGATCCTTAATTTTCAGCAGGCCCTTCTGTTACACATGAAGGAGATTGACGAAAAAATAGCCAGTCAAAAAGTACCCAATGAAAAATGGTATCGCGAACGGGCGCTTTCGTTTCAGGATGGGTTTAAATTAGATCCTACTTCATACATCGGAGCGTTTCTGCCAACATATAAAGATGCAAACGAGAATGTTATAAAAGCGACAGAGCAGCAGATTGAAGATTCAAAAATTATAAAATATGCGTCAGTTACAGCTAATATCAGTGGAAACGGGGTGAAGAAAATTTCAATGAAAATAGCCGGTGAAAATATGGACGAGGTGATTTCTGACGAAAAAGCGTTAGCCTTTATGTCCTATATTGAAAGAGTACAGGCAACAGGAGACAATATCGTAGTGGTTAATTTCCTGCCTGATATCCTTTTATTAAAATATAAGATATGTTTTGATCCTTTAATCCTGCGCCCTGATGGCATGAGCATTTTGACGGGAGAATACCCTGTCAAAATCGCTATTCAGAATTTTCTAAAAAATCTGCCATTCAACGGTGAACTTTCTGTCGAAGCATTGGAAGATGTTATTCAGAAAGTTAACGGAGTTACTGATCTGCAAAAGTTAGAGGTCTCAAGCAAATGGATTGAACCAGGAACCGGATATGGATTATTTCAGCCTATTGAAATCAGCAGGATTCCAAAGTCCGGGAGATTTAAAATTGAAGACTGGGGCGCAATAGAATACATTAATTATCAACCTACCGACTCATGAAAGATGAATTATTCAACATTAATTACAAACGGTTAGCCCTTTGGTGGCTACCCACTTTCCGGAGAAAATCGGTAACCCTTCATTATGTGTGGTGCCTGATCTTTCCTCTTGAAACATTATATATTGAATTTATGAAACGGAGAAAACAAAACCTGATTAAGATGAATTTTAACTACCAGAAGTTTTCAATGGAAAGAAGGCTGAATGATGCTTTTGATCCTATTGACAGACGAATAGAAATTGTGAACGCCGTCCAGTATGAAGGAGTTTATTTATATACGGAAGCTGAAAACGATGATTTTTTTTCAAAAACACAATGGCTTTACGGAGATGAGAAGCCACTGTATTTAAGAACCGAGGCAGAATTGCACAGCGAGTATGATTTTATCGTCAGAATTCCGGCTACATCAATCAATATGCATCAACTCAGAGCCGAGATTGACTTTTACAAATTAATAAGCAAACGTTACAATATAGAAATAATACAATAATGAGAATCAATATAAAGTTTCTCCAAACTGGCGGAGTTCCCCTCACCAATGATTTAATGGATGTGCTTCAGGACGCTTACTCAATCTTTAATGTTTTGGGAGAAGTTGCAGGACATTTAACCATTTTATCGGGATGTACAATAACCGGGCAAAATGTAAGTCCGGGAATTGTAGTGATCAATGGGGATATTCTCTATTTTGAAGGAGGGATCATGAGTTCTTCCGTGTATATCCAGACGGTACAGATTACAAAAACTTTTCAGGACCAAACAGATAAAGTTCTGGTTGAAAAGAAAACCGTAAAATTTGGATTATCCACACCGGATAATATGTGGAACTGGGCGGATTTCAAAAGGCTGGACACCATCAAAGTGATTATGGAAAAGCTTGAAGAAACAGCAACACAACTGGATTTAACGGATATTAAAAAAAGGCTTGAGATCGTAGAAATGAAAACTGCTCCAATCAGGAATGAAGGTGTTGTGATGATTTGGCCTAGAAATATACCAATCCCGCTGTTCTGGAAGGAATGTACAGATTTGAGAGGAAAAACACCCATTGGCTATGATCCGAATTATGTTTATAGTAGTACTGTTCATGCCTTGGATTATCGGCTTAACCAAATGGGTGCTAACATCGGAGACCTTTCTCATAAATTGATTGTTGCGGAACTTGCCGGACATGGTCATTCAGCCTTTGTCAACAATGACTGGGGAGGCCCTTATCCATCGGTGGTCCATTCCACAGGAGGAAATTTGGGGTATGGTATAGTTGGTGGCGGAGATAACGGATGGTCATTCAGTGTAAGACATGAAGGCGGAGACAAACCCCATAATAATGTCCAGCCATCAAAAGTAGTATTATTTATAGAACCTAACTTTCCTTAAATTATGTCAACACCATTACATACGATATTCAGCTGGTTTGAAACCGGCGACTTTCCAACACAGGCACAATTTCAGGCTTCGTGGTCTTCATTCTGGCATAAGGATGACTTGGTCCCAATTTCTCAAATATCCGGGCTTACCCAGGTCATTGAGCAGATGGCAAGCTCTGAAGCCTTGCAAAATCATATTAATGATTCAAACGCACATACCGGTTATTTGGCTAAACTTGATGCCTCTAATCTGACCACGGTTAATGTAAACTCATGGAAAGAAAAACTAGGCGTTGGAGAAATTCCTGCTAACGTTGCTTTAGTGGATATGGGTGAAAATCAGTCTGTTTTCAACAAAGATCAGATCACTTCAATATGTATGCTGTTGGAAAACTATGTAAATAGTAATGGCAAAATTATGTCGGGAATGATTGAGGCTTTAGGTTTAACACAGCTGATTCCGGTAAGTGAATTTACCTTGCAGGATTTTATCGCGAATCATTCAACTTACGATTTTCAGATCAATGACATTATTGCTATCCCTTCCTCTGATCCTCAGCAGGGTTATAGACTTTATTTTTATAATGGTGGAAATAAGACCTCCGAAGACAGTTATCTGGCAACCGGTTTATCCAATGTTACCATTGCAATGGTTCAAGGATTACAGGCCGCTTTAGATAGCAATATGAATAAGCCAACGGCAAGCGGTAATTATTATGCAAGGCACTTTTTAGGACAAGCTTCATGGATTGCCATCAACCCGGCTTCAAGTTACCTGCTTTTTTGGAACGGAAATGATTTTATTGGATCTGGAATTTATACGGATGGTACAAAATTCGGAATCGGAACAACTGTACCCGCTGAAGCATTTCATCTCAATAATGGAAGACTTCGGACCAAAGCGGTTGTTTTTGATGAAAATACTGAGGCATTGCCATATCAAATTACCCATAAAAACAGACGCTATTACGGCTCTGATCTGACAGGTGCACAATATTTATTTATGTACCAAACTTATGCGGATCTGCATAATTTGCTATTGGGGCTTACTGATCCCCAGAAAGAACAAATCAGGAATGATTTACGCTTAACAGGAGAAATTTATTCCACTGGACAGCCAAGGATTGACAGTGTCATTTTACCGTTTATTGATAACTCTTATACATTTACGCAATATGTCACATTGATAGGTTTGAACCTGTTTGTTGATAATCAAACTCCAACTGCCAATCTTATAATGAAGCGTGTAAAGGATATAAATGGTAGCGTACTATCTACACCGGAAGTCTACAATATAACAAACTTCAACGTCCTACAGAGTAGTCCTAATACGCTGAATTTTGGTGTAAAATGGAATACTTACCCTGAGGGATATTATCAATTCTTTTGCACCCATAATCATCTTACTAATCCAGCCAGTCCGGAACTTTTGGTAAAGAAGGGGATTTCATTTACAACATTGAACCCGGTTTGGCAAGACTTAGCAGGAGGAGCAACTGTTGATAGCAATAATAATATTGTTTTGGGAAGTGTAGGAAGTGCAAGGACAAATGTATTGATAGATACCACACAGATGGTTAACGGGTTTGTTGCTAAATGTTCTGTATCAACTACTGTCACAAACAACGGTGCAAATTTCCCCGGACCTACGAGATTTACTCTGAAAGGAGATGATGGACTCGAATATGGGGTTTCATTAACAGGTTCTTTAGATTTTTATCCTAATACGGTAGGTGGTTTTACAACAAATGTCGACGTCATCTATATCAGTTATTACAATGGAATCCTAACCCTTAGTGCTGAAGTTAATGGTAAAACTAAAATATTTGCGGTGACTTCCATTCCTACAACACCAAGATATTTCTACGCCAGTAGAGCCGGTGGCGGGATTGGCTCATTCTCCGCAAAACCAACGCAATTATTACTATTATAAAGAATATTATTATGAAAACAGAACTTATAGTAACGCCTGAGGTTCAGGCAGTATTGGACGCCATAAAAAATACTGGTAAATCATGGCACGAGGTTGTTCTTCCGGATCATCCCATATACCCTCAATTTGCCCGCAAATTAGTGGTGACAGGTTTTAATACCCCGGATATGGAAGGTGATGAAGACCGTATTTATGTCAATGTCCGTCAATATTTAATAATAAGGGATTCTAACATTGTACATAAGCGATTAAAAATGCCCGATTGGATGATTCACGAAGGAAATATGGAGGAAATATTGGGTGAAAACGGTTTTCTAAAGGGTATTTATAGGACTACGGACGAAAACGGGCAAATTATAGAAGAAAAGGAGGAAATATTGAAAGTTCAATCGGTGCAATATGTCCGCTTTCTAATTAAAACAAAAGCTGCTCATATAGTCGACGTCTTGGAAAGATTCATGGGGCTTTATATTGCTTTGTTTGATAAAGATATAAACGAAATATAAAATGAAAGAATTATTAACAGAACCAATAATTGCTTTTATCGGAGCCTTATTAACTGGTCTTGCAGGATTTATATTCGGAAAGAGAAAACTACGGGCAGAAGTTGAGGGAATGAATGCCGATAATGAGGGTAAAGAAATTGAAAACGCTGACAAATTGGTTAAGCTCTACAAAGAGGCTTTAGATGATTTGGGCAGTCGATATGAAGCAAAGTTTAAGGAGTTTTCGGACTTATCAGATAAAAAGGTTTTGATGCTCCAGCAGCAAATTGATTTTCAGAAACGTATTAACGAGCAACTAAAAGCAGAAAAAAACCTGTTAAAAGCAGAGAATACAATGCTTAAAACGAAATTAAAAGAAAATGGCATTACCATAACATCATAAAAATAAAGAACATGGCAGATTTTAATTACAAAGAACAGCATGCTGTCATCATAAAAGTAGACAGTGAAAAGGAGCAGAAAGAACTTTTCGATAAACTTAAAAAAATGGGATTTAAAAATTTAAAAGTAGTATCCGTATGAAACCTTTAGGTTCCATTTGTCAATAAATATGAAAATAGAAATCAAATGAAAATAAAAATAAAACACACCTGCGAAAATTTTAATTCGTTCAGATCAGAAAAAGTAAAAAGCTTATTTAATGCTGAAAGCGGTCACAACTGGGAGCATACCGCTGAACTTCCAATTGAAGATGAAGGGTGGCAAATTGGAATTATTGTTGGGGCTTCAGGAAGCGGCAAAACGTCAATAGGCAGCCAAATTTGGAAAAATGGAATTGTAAACCTTGCTGAAGGTTGGAATCCGAACCTCCCCATCATTGAAGACATATCACCGGACTCAGATATGAATACAGTAACAAGCGCGTTATCAGCCGTTGGATTGGGTGATGTTCCTGCCTGGCTCCGACCTTTTAAGGTTCTAAGCAATGGTGAACAGTTCCGGGCGGGGCTTGCCCGTCTCATTTGTGAGGCTCCGGATAAAGTTGTCATCGATGAATTTACTTCTGTTGTAGACAGGCAAATTGCTAAAATTGGAGCTTCCGCCTTTTCCAAAGCTTGGCGGAAAATAAAGGAAAAACAAATTGTATTATTATCATGCCATTATGATATTGTTGAATGGCTGCAACCTGATTGGGTATATGACACCCGGACAGGTGAAGTAAAAAAAAAGCCTCAAAACGGCCTCCTATCAAACTCGACATTTGGAAGGTCGACGGAAGTTACTGGAAGTTTTTTAAACAACATTATTATTTAGATTTAAAGCATCCTCCTTGTGCTGAATATTTTGTCGGAACTGTAGATGGAGAATTGGTTTGCCACATTGCAGTTTGCCCATCATTTCAAACTAAAGGTTACAGGGCCACCCGCTTAGTTGTGATGCCTGAATGGCAAGGTGCGGGAGTAGGTACAGCTTTTTTAAATCAAATTATGCAGTATCATTTGGAGGGTAAAGGAAGATGCCAAAGAAAATATCCAACCTATTTTCATACCTCACACCCTCAACTTTGCGGGTATTTAAGGAATTCTAAAAAATGGAAACAGGTTTCTGCAAAACTTACCGGAGATAATAAAGCCCGAAGTATTAAATCAATGTACAATACCGGAAAAGGGTTTGATGGTGGAAAGAAAAAAACAACCGGAGGATTTGGTGGACATTTTAGAGCAATACAGGGATTCAAATATTTAGGAAATGAAGAAATTTAGAGTTTTTATATCTGGTCAGAAATTCTTTGCTGAAGAAGTTTTCAGGCTTTGCCAGAAATTAGACATTGAGATTGTCGGGGTTTGCTGCCCTTTGGATGATAAGTATATTGGAAAAGCCGCCCGGCGTTGGAATATCCCCATTATTCCCGCCAGAAGTCTGAACGCTGATAATATACCAGAGTGTGATTTGGGGATTACCGCACACTCTTTTGATTATATTGGGAAGAAAACCAGGTATATTCCGCGTTTGGGTTGGTTAGGATATCACCCGTCATTGTTGCCAAGGCATCGTGGGCGCAGTTCTATTGAATGGGCAATCAGAATGAAGGAACCTATTACTGGAGGGACGGTATTTTGGCTTAATGCAGGGATTGACAGAGGAGACATAGCTTATCAGGATTGGTGCTGGATACCTCCGGAATATCATTTAAGCCCTCAAAAATCGGCTGCAAGCCTTTGGCGCGACACATTACTCCCAATGGGGTTAAAACTCTTTGAAAGAGCCCTTAACGACATTTTAAATGGAGTTATCAAAAGAACACCTCAAGACAAAAGATTCAGCAGCTTTGAGCCGGATACCAATGTAAAAGATATTTACAGACCTGATCTGTTAATGATCGAATATGCAAACAGCCACAACTAA